CGGTGGTGATGGTGAGCATTCCTTCGCGGTTAATGGCGGGGCCTCCGTCGTAGAGGTCGCGGACCTGTGCGGCAGTGATGGCGTTCGGTGTGGGGCCGTTGACATGGTCTGCGATGGCTGCCCATTGCGTGGTGGTGGGGAATCTGTCCCATGCGACACCGAGGGTTCCCATGGCGCTCTCGATGCGGTCCATGAGGTCGTTGAGTTGGGTGCTGCGGAGGTGTTCGCGGGTGTAGAGGTAGGTGCGGTAGGTGGAGGCGAGTTCGGGTCCGGTGAGGGTCATGTGGGGCTCCTGGGGGTGGTTGTTCTGGTGTGACTTCACAACCATACCACCGTCGCACCGTTGTGGCAACGTTGTGCGTGGATTAGTTTTAAGGTATGTTCGTTCTCGTGAGGTGCGAGAAACACAAGGAACCACCGAGCACTAAACGGTAGTAAGATAGGGACACAAAGAAAAAACCCCCGCCATCCCCGGCGAGGGTTTTTAGATCCGCACGCTGCATGTGCGGCACGATGAGATTATTGTACCCCACGAACTTAGGGGCAGTGGACTCAATCTAAGTGCCACAGATCACGTGCCTTATCAGAAGGCATGCAATATGAGTTTCCAAGCCACAGCCTGGGCCTGCAAAGTCAAAACAGGCTCCCCAGCGGCAAAAGCCGTCCTCATGATGATCGCTAACTACATGGCCCCCCACGAAGACGAAGCCGACGGCTTCCTATCCGGGTATCCAGGACAAGAGATCATCGCCGAAGAAGCTGAGATGAGTCTCCGATCCGCCCGAGACCACATCCGAGGACTCGTCGAGCGTGGACTACTACAGAAGAAGATGCGGTTCCGTCACGGCGGTGTGCGCACCTCTGACTGGTACCGCGTTCCCGTGAAGGTAGACGGCTCAGTTCACCAATTTCCTACCGTAGAAGACACCTCAGCCACCAAGGAATGGCCGCCTCTGGTAGTCGAAAAGGAAGAGGAACCGGAGGGATACCACCGGCAGAATCCACCACCGGCAGATCTTGCCGGCGGCGAACCAGCGTCACACCACCGGCAAGCTGCTGCCGGGTATAAGGGAGTAGATCAGCTAGATACAAACCTTAAGAAGAAGACTTCGTCTTCTTCTACGTCGGAGATCGCTTCGCGCTCTACCGACCTGGTGCCCAGAAGAGACGATGTGGAGTCTCTCTGCACACTGCTAGCTGACCGCATCGAAGCCAACGGAAGCAAAAGACCAAACATCAGCGACAAGTGGCGTGATGCAGCTCGCCTCATGATTGATCGTGATGGTCGTGATGTGGTTCGTGTTCAGGCAGCGATCTTGTGGTGCCAGAATCACGAGTTTTGGAAAGCCAACATCTTGTCGATGCCTAAGCTGCGTGAGAAATATGACCAGCTCAGGCTTGTGGCCCAACGAGAGCAGGCCGAGAAGGGCTCTCAGGGCCACGCTAAGGGCCGTAATAACGATTTGGGTACCGACGCACACTATGCAAGATATCTAGAGCGCGCAGCGTCTCGTGAGGCCGATAACCTGCCCACCAACCTGTGGGACCGGATGCTCGCCATGGGCGGCGTCTCATGAAACCGCAGCAACTAGTGCAATTCGTGAACGTGGCACGACAAACCGGACCCAAGTCTGCGATGGATGAATATGGGATCGAGGCGTGGGAGATGGTGGTCGGGGATTTTGCCCTCGCTGATTGCCTTGAGGCTTTGAAAACCCTCGTCCGTCGTCGTATCCAGGAAGATCGGGCCAGGTGGATCAACCCGAATGACATCGCTTCCGAGGTGGTGAAGATCAGGGAGCGGCGCTCCCACGGCTGGGAGTCGTCCTTCGTGCCCCTAGCGGAGATTGATGGGGAAACGGATAGGGACTATGCCATCAGGACGATTGAGGCCCAGAGGAAGCACATCAGGCACCTTGCTGACGGTGGTAAGCCGACGGAGCTGGCCCAGATAGAGCGCAAGTTCAACCCAGAGATGTTGCGTGGAATTTTTAGGGACGCGCCACGTATCGCACCGTCGACGAACATTCCGTCCAATAAAGCTGAGACTTCACCTCGGATGAAAGCGCTGATGAGGGCAACGCTGGAGAAAGAATCTCAATAGGGAAGGCGTCCTAGACGTAGCGAAGCCCCACCGCTAGGCAGTTAGCGTGTGGGGCTTCAATGCGTAGTAACCCCACAACTATAACCCCGGGAACGACTGAAGCCCTACACCTCTGGCCGTCCGGTCAGGATGTAGGGCTTCTCCCTCACCTACCGGCTCAGGCTGCCTATGTACTGACTTTGCTGTCGTTGCCAGCCAGTTTATGTAGTTCGCACGGATGTGCGTAGTGACTTAACAAGTGTAACACTCAGGCGCCTTCAGGTTCGGATTCCACGTGCCGTGCGATACCAGTGTTTGCCCAGTACATGGCTTCTTCCAGCTTCGCTATGGCCAGGACTTTCTCTCGCCCTTCGGGGACGACTGTGTTGATGGCGTCTGCTGCTGCCTTCAGTGTGTTTCGGACAGTGTTCTTCAGCTGTGTTTTTGCTGGGTCGGATGATGGTTCGGTGAACCGTTTGTCTAGGTCTGCTTGTTCCATGACTCTCCTCGTGGCACCGTTGCGGCAACGCTGTGGCTATGGTATGGTTGCGTTGTTCAGCAAAACCCCAAGGAGTAAAATGAACTACGCACTCTACACAATCGCCCTACTCAACATCGTAGTCGCCATCACAAACATCGCCCAAATAGGAAAACCACGCAAACCCATCACACCCGGGATCGCCGCCGCAGGCACAGTCGTCTCAGCAGTCATGACGGCCGTTCTCATCGTCGCAGCCATAAAGCTATAACCCCATGAAATACGACCTCCAACTCATCAAAGCCGGAAACCCACGCCACATCTACGGCCACCGACAAATCCGCTGCGCACACTGCAAATGGGTATCAGAACCCTTCTGGTACTCCGACAGGGAAAGCGAAGTAGCCGGCTACTTCGCAGGACGAGAACACAACTGCCCAAAACGGAAGGAAATCCAATGACTGACATGCAGGACCTTCTAGACGCCAGCGCCCGAGCCAACGAACTACTTCTCCACGTGATCGCCCGCTCGGCTAAAGCATCCAAAGAAGACCCCGAAATATGTGAAGCGATCCTCACCAGCGTCCTAGAGAACTGCGACGCCGAAGACCTCCTAGATGAGGACGGGAAAGAGGGCTGCGCCGATGACTAATCAGGTGACCGACCGCGTCGAAATCGACCTACCAGCCGCCGCCATTGGGCTGTCAGCCTTCCGTGTCCTGAAAAACGGTGAAGGCCGCCAACACCAAAACCATGCACCAAATGGGAGGCAACAAGTAATCCTGAAAATGAACCACCCAATCGAGAAAACAGGAGAAAGCGAATGATGGGCGAAGACGAGTTCCTAGCAAAAAAACTAGCCGGCAGGCCATTTAACGCCTACGAGCAGGCAATCGCCGAATCGGTACGGGAACTGGCCACTAAGCGAAAAGGAATAGACGAGCGGGATGTGAGGGACATCCTCAACGGTGTTATGCGCCGAGTGGCCGAAAATACCAAGCACATCTCCTCTGCTGACATGCAGGACGGGAAACGCTACCGGGTCATGTTTGAAGGCACGGCGGGTGTAACCGAATGGGGAGACCGCCCATTTAAACACATCGGATTCTGCATAAACGAAATCGGTTACTGGTTGAACCCTGAAGAAATTTCTGGGGCCTCCCGCATTGAGGAAATCGGAGATAACTCATGAACACAGAAGAAGGGCAGAAATTTCTGAAACTTGTTGAAGAAGAGATAGCCAAACTTCAATCAGAAACAGAATTCACAGAATTCGCTAGCCTTGCCTATGCGGCTGCCGTGGCGGAAAGCCTTGCGATGTTGACGTCAGCATACCTGGAGTATCTGTCTAGTAAGCCATCGTCGCCAGTCACTCCCCAGCAGATGCAGGACGGGAAGCAATACAAAGTGACCGTTACAGGCAAATGTGTGCGGGGGCTCTTCGACCAAGTCGAGCTTTTCAGAAAGCTTGAGCTCAGCGACACGAACCATATATCGATTCCACTTTTGGATACAGATTCTTTGAACACCGCCGTCCGCATTGAGGAAATCGGCGGGGAACAGTGATGAAGGAGCGATTTACCGACTACTGGCAAAACGAACCAATGGTTGTGGCATGTAACAGATGCGGCGCGGGGTTGGACCTGTACCTATCGGCGAGCAACGGCCGATGGGTAGAGAACGAGATAGCCGCGTGGAAAACAAAACATCTAAAGGAATGCGGTGAGCAGTGATGACCGGAGTACTAAGTCACATCCTGGCCGAATCCATACATGAAAGAGTCACCCTACGCCTTAGCCCGCAAGAAATCTTGACCATCCAACTACCACAAGTCCTACAGCGTCCCCTCTTTATGGAGCTCCGAGAAGGGGCGATGAACGTACCATACGATCCAAGCCCGATAGAAATAGATGTTGCCGCCTGGTTTAAGGCAAGAAGCATTCAAGTTGAATGGGTCAAAAACTTTTACACCTCAGAAGATTATGGAAATACTGACCATTGCGGTATCTGCGGCGGGGAACAGTGATGGCGCTTTGGATTTCCCTCATCGCTTTAGCTCTTAGCCTCATAAACCTAGCCATCAACATTTACACAAGCGGAGACCACCGATGAACGACAAAAAGAACACCACCGCAGGCATCATCTGCCTCGCCATGATCTGCGCAACCCTCCTCGCCATCACCTGGATGCTCACCAACTAAGGAACCCCATGGAAACCCACGCATACGAACAACTACGAGCCGACTACTCCGAACTACTCGCCGACTACGCGCACCTCAAAAACAGTGAAGAAGTACTCACCGAAACCCAAATGCGGTTCACCATCGACATCTCCGCCACACCCGAAGATGACGTAACACAGCTAATTAAAGACGTCGCCGCGACGATCACCGATACGGGAGCCACCTACAAGCTCACCCTGGCCCACAGCGGTGCGCTACTGAAATTCACCACAACCCCCAAATAAACCTAGGAGCACCTGATGCAAGAACTCGGCTGGGCCGGGACCATAGCACTCCTCGACAAGCCCACCAAAGACGGCAAAATACTCCACTCGCATGTGCACAACTCTTGGATCGATTTACCTATCACCGTGTGGAACGACGGGGTGGCAGCCGGAGTCATAACTAACATTTCTCTCCTCGAAACGCATATCATCGCTAGTGGCACAGCCAGCCAAGGTGCCCTGTTGGGGCGGCTCATGACCGGGAAACCCGTCCACGTGTCACCAAACATCAAGTTCACGGCCGGTAAAACCCTTATCACCGGGATAACAGTTGTATCTACCCCAGTGTGGGCTGGTGTGCATATAAGGAAACATAAGTAGCACCCCTCCAAAATCCGCCCTCCTCCCGTGGGGGCGGATTTTTTTATGGCACCTTCCCCTGGTCGCCGCGTGGCTGTAAGCAATAAAGACACACAAACACCGTTGTCACACCGTTGTCGCGGTGGTATGGTGGAAGAACCACGAGGAAGGACCCACCATGAGACGCCAACTCACCACCCCACCCCCCTGCGGAGAATGCGGCAAACAAATGCCATACGAAGCACTCCCGGGAGCATCATGCCCACGCTGTATCAACGCCAGAAACCTGCGATACAAAGCCCAACGTCTAGCCGGCGCCCTACCTCCAAAAGGGTTTAGCGTCTAACCATGGCCAACACCAGACCACGACACGCGATAGGGAAACATCGAAAACCCAGCAAAACTCTCACACAAACCATCAAAGAACTCTTCAGAACCCAACAGAAAGCCGACCCCAACGCCGACACAATCCTCCTACCAAAAATACAAACCCAATAAACCCCCAACACAAGTGATAATGAGTGCCATAACTCCCACAATCCACGGAGCTACCTCATGGCACGACGACACCCAGGCGTCCCAGCAGACACAGCCTGCATATGGCCCACAACAAACGACATATTCGACGAAATGTCACAACGGCTCATCTGCTGGGCCACCCCACAAGACATATTCGTATCCACCTACATCACACAACACTTCCACGTCAAGAAAGCCCTATGCGGCACCTACGGGCCCCTCAGATTCACCAACGGAGGACCAGACACCTGCCCCCTCCCCGATGACCTAGACATAGCCGCGGCTGACCAACTAGACCCCGTGACCTGCACAGGCGGAACACCAGGAGACGTGCAGTCCGTCAACGGGCAAACAGGTGTCGTAGTCCTAGACGCCGCCGATGTGGGAGCAGCAGACGACACAGCCGTTGTCCACAACACCGGAAACGAAACAGTCGCTGGAATCAAAACGTTCACCTCCCTACCCGTCATCCCCGTGCTACCCGTAAACCCAGGAGACGCCGCGTCGAAAAGCTATGTCGACTCCGTTGTCGTCACACCACCAGTCACCTCTGTTAACGGAGACACCGGTGCAGTAGTACTCACAGCAGCAGACGTCGGCGCTGCACCAACAGTGCACACCCACACCGAAGCTCAAGTCATCGGACTAACAGCCTCACTATCTGCCAAAGCCAACGACGCATCCGTAGTGCACCTAGCCGGAACAGAAACGATCACCGGCGCCAAAACATTCTCCGCAGCAACCACCATCAGCAACACCGTCGCGCTCAACAACACTGCAACATGGACCCTTCCCAACGACACCACCACTGCGATCGTCATAAACCAATCCGCGACAGTAAACCCCACCACTAGCGCCAACCAGGAAACAACGAACTACAAAGGCGTCCCATCCAAGTGGGCTAACGAGTGGGGCGGCCCACGCGTCCGTGTACCTACCCTCGCCAACCTCGGCTACTCAGACGTGGCCCTAAAACTCTTCGAGCAAGACGCAGGCGGCAACGACGGCATCCAAATCTTTGCCCCGGCAGATACCACAGTTCCCTCAATCCGCTCACGCGGAGGCGTGTTCTACGCCAACAACCTCAACGAATCGCTGTGGATACCCATCACCATCGACTCGCCACAAACTGCCAGTAAGTTCACCGCCAACACAGACGGCACCAACAACACCAACTCACCACAAGTACAGATCATCGCCGGCGGGAAACGCGCCATCCTCAGAGGCCGAATCAACTCCGTCACCACGGGTGGTGTCACAGACGAAATCATTGCCACCACAGTGCCAACCGGCATCACCGTCGGAACCGCAACCGTGTCCGCTATACCCCTACAAGACCGAGGCTTCACCGCAATGGGTAGCGGTGGCGGCATACGCATGCTCATCCGCAAAAACGGCAACATCCAAATGCTAGGAGCCGCGAATACGCAGCCCTACATCATGCTCGACGGCATCGAATACTCACTAGAGGCATAAAAGAAGAGCCCCCCTCAACCACGAGAAGAAAGGGGGGCTCAACGGCGGTGCGAAACGCCAACACCATTAAACAGCAGGACCAACCATCAAAGAACCCGGATTACCAGCTTTCAACCAATCACGGGCCTCACGCTCCGACTCAAACACCTTAGCGTCACCCCCACCAGACGGAACCCAATTCCACACATACTTCGTACGACGCGGAGAAACAAGACGCTGCTGACCATCCGCACCAACCGCAGTCCTAGCCCTCGCACCACCACACGACCCACACGCCATCACACACCACCTTCAAGTAGAGCCAACTCACGCCGAACCCGACGCCTCGCAGTAGCGAACTCATCCGAAACCCCAGCCATCGACTGGCGCTCAAACGGAGACTCCAACGACGGATCATCAAACTGCTTCGCCATCCGCCGATACAACGCACTCACCCTGCGCTTAATGGTTTCCTTATCGGACTCCGGGATGTCCGCAGCATCAACACCACGACCCCCCGCCACCGCAAACACCGCACGAGGAACAGCACGCAACTCCCCGTCCACAACATCCGCGAACGGCAACTTGTATGCGCCACGCGTCTCAGGATCAGCGTCCTCATCCTGATAAAGGAACGCGCGCCTGAACCGGTTGATGTCCAAATCATCCCCACCAGCCCATTCAAACACGCGCCCCACCGCAGCCCCCGAATCCCACTCCCGCCCACGATCAGCAAAAGGCAAATCCATATCACCAACAACCCTAAAAGCAAACGACACCAACTCGGGCTCGACTACAGCCTCGGGGATATGGATCGACTTGATTTCAGCGTCTTCAAAAGCGGGGATATCAACGATTGTTGCGGCCATAAGTTTGCTGGTACCAGGCTCAATATCAGCAGAAACATGGCGAACGAAACCATTCTGTACCTTGCGTACAACATCGCGCGCCGCCTGATCATAAAGATCAAAGCGGCCTTCACCCCAAAGAGCACCACTATCCAACCAGACGCGGTCGATAGTTCCCACGGATATTGCTCCAGCATGACCCCCCCAATCCGCTGGGGCGTACCGCAAAGGAATCGGCAAAGGCCGAAACTTAGCTGTACTACCCATCATGATTTTCCGTCCAGCAGCGTCAGGCGTATTTAGGGGAGCTATCAACGCTCTCCAGTGCACTTCAGCCATTTTGTTCTCCAAACCTCAAACTGCACCGACAATTAACTGTTTCGCCTACCGGGCCGAATGGGTCATGAGGGTAGCGGAGGGGGAAACCACCCACATTGAACACATCGTCCACCAAAACTGTCGTGTTATCAACAGCAGCGTGGGTTAGACGTGTTCTCTCATCTTCTCGGGCGATCCACGTCTTCACTACCCTTCTGCGTCCGCTGTCAGAGAACACCCTGGCAGCATCAAACTGGGCCGCGTTCACGGCGGCAGCACCACCATTGCGGGCCATCACACCCAGCATCGGCGCCCACAAAGAAGCGGAACCCACCAGCAACGCCAAAGCGGCAACAACCCCACCGGCGATGAACGCGTCATACAAACGTTGCTGAGTCTCATCAGGAATCGTTGTAGCCGCAACAACAGGCACAAGGTCCTGACCAACGAACGTGCCCGCAGCACCCGCCACCAGAGCAGGAGAAACCACCCCCGCCTCCACCAAAGTTTCCTCAAACACACGGCGCGCTTCAGGAGTCACAAACCGGGCAACCAGCTCAGCCCACGCATCCGAAGGCCACACAAGCCAATCCGGGTTGCCCGGATCAGCGAACACCGTTGCCTTGATGCGGGCAATGAACTCATCAAACGCCTGCTGGACAGCCAACCTGACAGCGGCTTCACCCTCATCAATGTCCACTACGCACCCACGCTTTTAAACCATCCGAAGAATAGCGTTCACGACCAGCAAAAATATGGCCCACATAGCCAACGACACAATCAAACAACTTGCTAGCAACGACTTCTTCATATTTGGGTTTGGTCCTCGATACTGCCTCAGTCAACACTGTGGCATCAGCGGAAAACTCGACGTGCCGTTCGAGCGCGGCGACGTTCTCCAGCGCGGCCCTATTCGAACGGCCCGAGTGGGTAGATAGCCACTGCCCGGCCGTGTAAACAATGTCCCGGGCCAGCATTTCCGCTACAGCAAACTGCGCAGGATCGTCACTGCGGTCCAGCAGGGGTGGGGCTGCACGCTCCGATTCGATGCGCACCGGGTCTGTGATGTCGTCACGTTCCATCGCACCAATGTCATCACCGCCGTCCACATGCGCATATCCGGCCGCCTCACGCGTTTCGTTCAAGCTGATCACACCAGCGGCACGTAGCTCAATCGCTTCAGGTGTACGATCCGGGCGGCTTACAAGGTCCGTGAAGTCGGGTTGAACAATGTATTCTGTGCCCATAACGGGATGAACCACGCGAACGGTGAGAGCATCACACATCGTCTGAGCGAGCGGGGCGATATCAAACTTCAAGTCTTCCTCAGACAACTGCCAGCCTGTCCAGTGGTTAACCTGCCCTATGCCAGTAACCATTTCCGTTGGAAGAGGCTGACCGGTTGCATACCGGCGTATCTCCGTATCCCGCAAATCGGAAGCGTTATCGTCGAACTCTGACCAAAACGTGATCGCCTTATCCGGTAGCGCAGCGATAGCCTCAGCTGGCATCCACATGAAATACGGGACGTGTCGGGAAGCAGCATTAGGGTCAGAAATGGACTGGCTTACAGCCATGTGAAGCGACTGCTGAAACGCGTCCTCAGGTGACATTCCCTGCTGGTCGGCGGTAGGGGCAGGCAGGTTAGCTTCTAGCGGCATCGGATATATACCGGCACCGACCAGCCGTGACATTGCTGTGGTTTTGATGGATGCGTCGATGGCCTGAATTTTGTCCAAAGCGGATATGCCGCCGCGTGTGGGCGAATCGGCTTCCCAAAATTTGTGGGGGTGGGGCTGCCATAGGCGGAAGTTGTACAGGTCCTCAATGTTGTATGACAAGTCTTCGCCGCTGATGGGGTGCGTGAACCGCAAGGTTTTGCGGTTGAAGTTGACTTGGTCAGCGGGAACTATCAGCCATTCGTCTTTACCGTCGTCGCCTTTGATCACAAAGGTGTACGTTTCGCCGGCGATTGTCAGATGCTGCGCATAGCGGGACAGCGAAGACGCATGATTGGACACACCGCCGAACAGGGTGTCCAGCATGGACTGTGACCGGTCATCCGTTATCAGTTCGGGACCGTCAGGGGTGACCCGGGCTATCTGCAACTTGACCTTCGACAACGCTGATGCACGATACGACACAACCAGGCGCATCTCAGGAACAACGTCGTAAAACTCCCACGCTTTCCTCTGCCAACCCGTACCAGACCCAGCAACCTGGGCCAAAGGGGAAGACAACGACGCAGACGCCAACGAAATCGACGCATACTGAGTCGTATTAGAGTGCATCCGAGGAGGTTTAGGCTTCCTCTTGCGCAACGCATCCAGCAAAGCCATGTGCACCCCATTCGTTAGCTATGCGTACTGTACCGCTCAAATGTCAAGCTAGTCACGCGCAAAGCCTCGACGTCCGGGGTCCGCCCATTGTGCGACAACAGATATTGCGTGTGATGCGGTCAATGCTACGGCCGGGATCACAAACCAAGGACTGTGTCCCCAGTACCATCCCGCTGCGGCGACGGGTGGGGCTATCCACATTGAAGTACACCAGGAGCATGTGACCAGATCAGTGAACCATTCCTGGAAGCGCGGCCATCTTCCTAGACGGTTGATTGTTTTGACCATGAACGTCTCGGTTAAAGCATCCAACACCACCAGGCGTGTGAGCCGGGCCACAACACCTACCACCAAAACAGCTACCCCAAACGACATGACAACCCCTCTGACCTGCGAAAACGTTCCCAGATGGACGTGAAGCGACTAAAAAAGGATCACCCTATAGGCAGTGACGGCAAACCCGGAAGAGACAACGGCGACTGGAGCCTCGAAGACACCATATGCGGTGCAAGGAACCGAACAGCATGCACAAGAGCATCCATATGGTTCGGAGACCACGAAGACGTCGGCTCCCACTGCACCAACTCGTCCTCCAACTCCGGCAACGGAACAGGATGCACAATCTTCGTAATACCATTCGCGGTCTGCTCATACAGAGCAACAACGGGGTGGGCACGGTCCGCCTTAGATGACTTCGTTGGACTCACCTTCAGCAAGGGAAGAGGCCCCTCCACCTCTCCCCGCGCTGCGAGGTCTTTCCACGACAGACGGATACCGTGCGCCACATTGTCGCCGCCGTATGCACCCTCGTAGAGGATCGTCCCGGCCCCGGACCGAGAAGCGGCATGACACACCTGTTTATAGCGGTAATCGGGTGTTCCGTTACAAGTATCGTCGGCCAATATGTAAACAATGCCTGCGCGGTCTATACCAGCTGTGATAATGCCTGTTGCGTCACCGCCCGCTGACCCGGAAGGGTCAACAGACACGATGGTGCGCATCAGCTGCGATACAGGCTTCGTGGACTGCACGGCTTCGATTAGTTCCCGGGTCCACAAGGAGAACTCTGCGTCCATGAGTAGTTCGCCGTACAGTTCCTGCCTACCTATGCGTGTTCCTTCATATCTGCGTTTCAGTTCTTTCAAAGCCGCTGGGGACAGGTTCGCCGCATTATCGAAGGTGGAGCCCCGAACCACGATTACGGAACCGTCGTCGCGGGCCACAAGTTCCTTGATTAGTGGTGTTGGGCGCGGCGTGGTGGTGACGAGTAGTTCAGGGTGCGCTCCGATACGCAGCGCAGGCAACAGGGCCTCATACCACAGCTCTTGTGCTTTCTGAAACGCGGCCAGCTCATCCAGCCACGCCCATGACAGGTTAGCGCCACGAATACGGTCTGGTTTGTCTGCGCTGTAGCCGATGATTTCTGACTTGTTTGGAAGGTATACGTGCAGGTCAGACTTGTTGTACCGGTACTCCAACGTTGACTTTTCGATCTTGTAAAACTGACCGGTTAGGACCTTTTCGATAGCTGCCATAGGGACGTCTTTCGTGTCCCTCCACACCGGTGCGACCACAGCACCTGACGTACCCGGCTCCGAAATGGCTTTGTGGCATGCCCACTCCGCACCACCACGGGTCTTGCCGAACCCGCGACCAGCCAAAACCATCCACACCGACCAAGCCACACCCTCAGGAGGCAACTGGTTAGGGCGCGCGAGTTTCACCCACCGATGCCAACCATCCTGCTCCATCGCAGCCTTAGTGCGCCTAGCCTCCAGCAGCTGTTCAATGAGGAACGCGCGCTTCTCCAACTCGGCGCGGCTAGGCATCTATCTGCTTCACATCTTCAGCATCAACATCAATGACATTGAGCAGTTCAGATTTAATCTTCAACAACTCTGCCTCAAGCGCATCGTTGGTGATGGTGTGCTGCACCTTCAGAGGTGCGTTGATGCCCTTAATCCTGATTAGGGAGTCCAGGTACCTGTGAGCACCGTTCAGCGCCTCTATGGCCGTCCTGGGCTTCTTCGCCTCATTATCGTCAGCAAGGCGCATGTAGCGTTCAAGGACACCCTCGATGTACTCCAACTCCTCAGTGCGGTACATGTCATCAATGCTCACGCCCTCAGGAAGGTCTTCACCTCCGTTGCGTTCGTGTATGTGGGCTAACGCACGCAGGTACGACTCACGCGCCGACTGTTTGGTGATCCCATATGACCTGCCGATACGGGTGAAAGACCAGCGTTTGACGCGTCGGAGTTCGTAGATGTCTTCCATGCGTTCGGTGATTTCTCTGCCCATGTCCAAATTCTGACAGGGTTTAGTCAGGGGCGCTAGTGTTGCCGACGGTGTTACGGTGTTGTGGTTACGTTGTTGTTTTGTTGGGGGGTGTTTTGTGGCTGGTTGGTCTTTGGCGCCGAATGTGGCGCAGGTTAACCGCGATGTGCGTGGTACGTCGTTTTTGACGGATTTGGGGACGATTGGTGATACGTCTCATCAACAGGGGGCGGGTGATCATACGCCTTGGTCTACGCATGGTGGGAAGTTTGGTTATCCGACGCAGGGGCAGGTTCATGCGCAAGATATTGGTGGGTCTGAGTATTACCTAGATTTGATGGAGACGTTTATTCGTCGTTCGTGGGGTCGTGGTGAGCTCGCCGGGTTGAAGTACGTGAATGTCCTCAATCGGCATTGGAACGTTCAGTCGTGGTCTTCTTTTGAGAGGGCGAAGAATGGGACGTTGAAGTCTTCGTATTCGACGGATCACCATGTTCATCTTTCTTTCGAGAATGGTGATGTGGATGGGGATTTGGTTAAGAGGTTTAAGCGTTGGCTTGATGATGGTCAGCGGTTCATGGGTGGCGATGAGGGGGATGATGATATGGGTCGGTTGGATGAGTCGTATGCGGTTGGTTCTGATGGTGAGAATCGGACGTTGGCGCAGCAGTTGTTCGATTTGCATGAGGTGATTGTGCAGGGGAATGCGTTTGAGAAGGAGGGGTATTCTCGGGCGTTTTTGCGTCGGTGGTATGAGGAGGAGTCGCCTCGTTTGGCGAAGTTGGAGGCTGATGTCGCGGATATTAAGAGGGTTGTCGGTAGTATGTTGAAGTAGTATTTGTTTGTCGTGGTCTGTAAGAGGGCCCCTCCCAAACGGGAGGGGCCCTCTTGTGTTTCCTTATTGCCAGTAGGTTGTCATGGTTTTGGTTTTGGGGTGTAGTGCGTAGTGGAGTCCCCACATGGGTAGCCATAGGAGGCAGGTTCCGAGGGTCATTACTAGGTGGAGGACGATGGCCCAGGCTGGGAATGGGTTGTTGATGATGGTGGTGGTGGGTTGCCATCGTGCCCAGTGTTCTGGGGTGTATTTGGGGTAGGGGTTAGGGGGTTGCATTTTGGCATCCGTTTTGTTTTTCGTTGGTGTCGGCGATGTGCCAGAAGTCGATGTCTTCGATTACTTGGTGGAGGGATAGGTCGCCTTCGTTGTTGAGGTAGCAGAGGGGGTGTGGGGCGTCTGGGTTTTGGAAGATGCCGAGGCCGTGGAGTTCGTATCCTTCGGGGAGGCGGTCTTGTATTTCTTGGATGAGTTGTTTTTCGATGTTTCGTAGGTTGTATTGGGGGGTGAAGGCTCCGAGTTTGTGTTGAATGTATTCGGTGATGTTGCGGTAGCCGGTTGCTTGGTACCAGTCGGTGTATCTCATGGCGCTCCTTGTGGTGTGGTAACGTCACCATAGCACCGTGGCAACGTTCTCGCAACGTTGTATATGTGCCAGATGACATGCCCCCAACGTTGCCACAATGGTGTGGCAATGGTATGGTTCTTACATGAACCCCAAACAGGACCCACCAAAAGACTTTCTCCAAGTGACCGTATCCCTACGACCCGCAGACGTCGCCAAACTCGACGAATGGGCACAAGCAGCCCACGTCCCACGCTCAGCGATGATCCGCATGCTCATCCAAGACCGCGCCGCCAAAAAATAGGAGCACCGCACTCATGGCACTCACTGCACCCCAAATAGATCAACTACTAGCCCCAATAGCCCCAAGCCGCGTTCAGCACGACAACAAGGGCATGGCGCACCTGGCTGCTTGGGATGTCCGTAGGTGGCTTATCCGCATCTTCGGGCCCACCGGGTGGACCATCGAAACAATTAGTTGCGATTTGATCTTCGAGAAGGAGACGGAGACAAAGGCGAAACGTCCCGCCTGGTATGTCGGATACCGGGCCCAGAGCCGACTAACTATCAGAGCAGTCGATGGCGGATACGAAACGTTCTTCGAGGACGGGGCTGTAGGCGACGCGACGCTTCCCACGCTTGGCGATGCCCACGACATGGCCATGAAGACAGCTTTGAGTCAGTCTTTGAAGCGCTGCGCCATGAACTTGGGAGACCAGTTTGGTCTGAGTCTCTACAACAACGGAAGCCCTGAGGCGGTGGTGGGTAAGGCTTTGACTCATCCGGCGACACCTCAGGTTAAAACCGTGGAGGGCGTGGAGGGCGACACTGAGGCGAGAGTAGCTGAAGAACCTGTTGCTGTAACGGTCCGCCAGCCGTCTGCGGCTGTTAGGTCGAACCCGGCTAAGCCCAAGCCGGTCGATGAGCTCTCGCTAGATAGCCTGGATGCGGTGTCTGCGCTGTGTATACGTATGGATGCTGCGGAGTCTTTGCCGGATTTGCAGTTGGTGGCTGAGGAAATAGCGAAGATGGAGCCTAAGCCAAGCATGAATGAGTTGAAGATTTTGACTGAGGTGTGGAAGGAACGTAAGGCTTCTTTGTCGTAGACGTGACGGATGGGTGGGCCGGCTCCTTTTCGGGGCCGGCTTTTTCTATACCCTTGACACCATTGCCGCAACGTTGCTACAGTGGTGTCACAACGTTCTAGGGAGCAGACATGACACTCGAACAGATAGAAGAAATCCACCAGCCAATCGACGCTCACTACTTCACCGAAGACGGCAGCCGAGAAACAACCATCGAGGTCTGCGCATTCTGTGACCTAGAACCTGGACGGGAATACGCGGCAATGTTTCCCTGCGAAATCCTAGAAGACGCCCGATACGAATGCGAGGACAGCGATGACGAAGCCTAAGAAGTGGGCCGAGCTACAAGAACTCCGCGCCCACCTCACCCGACTCGGATACCCGCAGCACATCATCAACAAACAGCTACAGGAGCACCCATGGAGCCCCCAGTTCGCACGTACAGCCCCGAGTGGCATGAGCTCCGCAAAACGCGTCTAGGGGCATCTGATGTGGGTGCGCTGCTGGGTGTGAGCCCATGGGATACCCCGGCGGATGTGTGGGCGGTCAAGCGAGGGGCTGGCCGGCCACAACCCGACGGATCGATCAACACGCCCATCTGGTGGGGGCACCAAGAAGAACCATTGATTATCACCGCCGCTATGCACGAGTTGTACGGGGATGTGGCTCCTGCGCATCTAGACGGGTACTGCTGGTCGATGGATGGGCTGATGGTTTCACCTGACGCAGTCGTGACGAACCGCCAACCTGAGCAGGTTTGGGGGACCCTTCCGGCCCTTATCGAGGCCAAGGTAGTAGGCATCCGATCTGGATATCTATGGCGATACGGGCCGCCAGCACACGTTCTAGCGCAAGTGCACACACAGATGGCCGTCATGCAAACACAAGAAGCATATGTGGCAGCCCGGATAGGTGGTGCACCAGTTAAAACGTGGGACATCGAATACAGGGAAGAGTTTTGCAAAAACGTTTTGGAGGTAATCGAAATGTTTTGGTCGTATGAAGACATGCCTCCGCATTGGGAGATGCTCGTAGAAAAAACTGTTACCAGCATGCAATAGAGGAGAACAACCATGTTTACCAAGATCGCGACAAAAGAATTGAAGGACCTGTGGACCGGGGACCTACCGGCCATTGACCGGGAACATTTTCATCTGGAACGCATGGAGCTAGTAGAAGAGCTGAATTCGTCGTGGATGCCGGAGGGCATGCATCACCTCACGGATATCCCGGAAATGTTTTGGGAGTGCACGGCCCGTCATTACAACCTGAAAATCGTTGGTTAGGAGCAGACGTGAAGGACTCGGTGAAAATACCTAACGCGATCATGAACGACGTGTGCCTGATCTCCTCCGCGGCGCTACAAAAGATAATCCACAAAACTGTCGGAATGTCGCCCAAGGTACTTGTTGGCATGAAGCGGCAGATACGTCGCCTGAACGGCACTGTCGAAGCGTTCGAATATGTCGACTTCGATGACGTCGGCAGACAGTACTACATGCAAATAGATGACATGTGGGCAGACTACGGATATGGGGATAAGCAATGAAGGAGGAAGCGTTTCGGCAACAAGTCCGGCAAGTTGCGCGCATGTACGGGTGGACGCTGCAATATCACACACATAATTCAAAGTTTTCTGATGCTGGTTGGCCAGACGAAGTTTTCGTGAACGAAGAACGCAAACGCATCATCTTCGTTGAGCTGAAAACAGAAACGGGACGAATCCGCCCAGCCCAGAAAGTGTGGATTGATGCGTTGACGAACCTGGGTTTGGAGGCTGTGATCTGGCGTCCTCGGGACATGGACCACATTGTGTCCGTACTCGGCCCCAAGCAGGTTTCGTTGCGGGACGGGTACGAGTCGCCTAGGAAAAAGCCTGGTCCTAAACCCAAAAAGAAGAAAGAAGATGAAGGATGGGTGTTCGCGTCTGAAAGGGTTGGTAGCTAGCAGTACCCCGAACGCTTTTAAGGGCCTCCACGTTGACCTGAGAACGTTTCCCTAGGTCGGAGGCCCTTTAGCATGTCTACACTATTTCAAATCTTGCTTTCATCACAAGTTCATCGGAAGTGGTGAACGTGAACGGGACCCCCTGCCACAACAAACCATTCGTGCCAGCCGAGTCGTCACCGACACGGACACTCAACGGGTTCGCGTTGTTCGTCAGGATCACTTCCCCACTGAACCACGGGGAAGCAGCGGACACGTCTCGCATCGAAGCCAAACCAAAGACGTGGTTTTGCGCGATGGTGTTCGTTCCGAAAAACGGAACAAGGCCGGGCGGCAACCCGATACGCCACTGCGTTGATGTGTACGTCGACGTCGTACCGAACCGGAACGCGATCAGGACATCCAACGTTTTACCGTTCAGCAAATAGCGGGAATCATTCAACCCGTTCCCCAAAGTGAAGTTTGTGGTAGCTGGAACGTAAGACACCCACGGCAAAGCAGAATGCGCGGCTAGAACGTTCCCGATCACGTTGATGCCAGCGCCCGCAGTGACCGTGCACACCGGTTCCGCAGTTGCCTGGCCACACAAGCACGGCTCAGCCATGATGAACTCCTTAGTTGGTGATGGATTGGTAGCGGACAATGAAGTTCAATTCATCGCCAGACGCAAACGTGATGGGCTGGCCTTGCAGCATGGTCGTGTTAGTTCCTGCCAGATCATCTCCGGTGCGGAAGGCAAGGTTCCCGCCCGCCGTGACAATGACCGACCCCCGCCACCAGTTCGTGGTGGAACTGTCAAAAACAGACCATTGCCCTAGAACGTCATGGTTTACGATGATCCCGGCGTTGAGTACCGGATTCCATGGCACATTCACCTCAAACTGGGTGGCGGCCCACGTCGATGTGGTACCGAACCGAAAACTCATAATCAGGTCCACGTTGTACCCGTCGCGCAGGAACCGTCCCGAATAGGTGCCGTTGCCCAATGTGAAGTTTACGAGTTGCGCCTGCCCAGTCGCTGCTCCTAGAGCTAGAGGGCGCCACGCCATAGCCCCGGAAGCCGAAACGATGGTGTCATCGAACGTCCCCGAAACTATGATCCCGAAATCGCCGCCGATCAGCGTGGGTGGGCCTCCCCCTTGCTGATCTCCGCATCCGCATACAGGCATGTTGTCTCCTATGGTGCTATCTGGACGGTGTTTCCGTCAGCGATCCGTACTGCCTGCACTACGGCACCGACACCCGTGCCGACTACCTGAAGTCGGTAAGAGGTCCCGAAGGACAGGCTTCGTCCTTGTTCGTTTTTGAGGGCTTCGACTTCGGTGCGAAGGTTGATCACTTCTCGTACCAAAGCTTCTATCCCGTCGATGGGTAGCGCCATTTCTTCCTCCTATTCGGGTGTTATACCGAGGGTGCCGAATGTGGTGGCGATCTTTTCTTGTTCGTCTGGTGTCCAAGTAACTTTCACTTCGTTTAGCCGCATCGGGTAGAGCCCGGATGAGCAGAACTGCTCCTCTGGAACTTGCACGTCGTAGCGCAGCCCGCACATCAGTTCGGGGAGGGCTATTTGTGTGGCGTAGTCGACGGTGTAGCCGCTTGTCTGAATTTCGGTGTCGGCTGCCAGCGACGAACCGGATGGGATAACGAGCGTGGGGGACAGGTCCCGTCTCTCAAAGTAGAGGGATAGGCCCAAAGCCTGAATTTGTGGGGTATCGCTTATCCCCGGGTATCTGACTGTCGGCCAGTCAACTACGCCGTAGTAGTCAAGATCGGTTGGTCCCGGACCTACAGAAAACCTGACACCTTCCCCCATGGCTACCACGCGGGTCCCGAAGTCGGTTCCGTCTTCCACCAGCTCCATTTCTCCGATGATTCCCGTCGCGTCAAGAACGTAGGGCGCATCTATGTTGGGTGCCGTTTCGCCCCACACATTTGTGTACCGCCCCATGGTGGTGTAGCTGAACCCGGCGTTAACCAAATCAACCCATTTTTGGGCTACTGTGTACTGAAATCCGTCGTACTCGACAGTTATCGTCGTCGACGCGAAGCCCAAAAAGTTTACGTAGTCCAAAAACCCGGGGTCGGGTCGTGAACTTGTTCCGTCGAAGAACACTTGCGCGAGGTTTATGGCGATGCTAGTGGCGTTGTTGGTGAGGGTGTAGTCGATACCGACGCGTCGCCTAGTGGTCCAGCCGGTGATGTCCCATGCGGTCAGCTCAAACGTTTCCGAGTTGCGGCTTTCCCGTTTAAGGACGATGGGCCCGCACCAGGCGAGTAGTCCATCCCGGTAAATCCACATTTCATACGCCCACGGTTTCACTGGGGTGGACATGAACCCGCAGTTAGTGGGGCAACGCGTAAATTGGAGGGTCGCGGTTGATGTGCCGGACAGTATGCGGTTGAACTCCAAAGACGTGATCTCGATGACTTCGCCGACAACAACGGGTGTTGCCCCGTGCCCAGTTCCTTCGCCGCCTTGCCGAGCTATCAACACCGAATAGTTTTCTGCGCAGCCTATTGCCATGACTGTCCCCTTAGCATTGGGCGTCCTGGCGACGCATCACATCTAGCCTAACGCTGCCGGTACGTGCATCGCTGTCTGTGGTGATGTAAATGTCCAGGCACATTTCTGACCCGCAAACCAGAGTTGGCCAGTTGAATGGAGCCAAGCCCCGCGTGTACACCGGTAGGGGGCACAGCCCGGTACCGTTCGCTTCCATACGGAACAGTTTCCGCTCAATCCAGTCCGCGACGCCCTCCGTGGACCGCGGCCACAACGGAGCGAACAGTTCCAGGCACACATCACACGGATCGGATTCTTCACCACACGGGTTACCTGGGGTGACACGCCGCAGCTGGAAAGCGATGGGGCCTTCGAAGTTTGCGATGTCCTGCGGGCTCGCGAAATCCCCCGTGGGGGACAGAAACCCGGGCCGGTAGATGAGGCGAGGTACCAGGTCCAGCCACTGGCTGATACCGGACGTGTCGATGGGGATGGAATAAAAGTTGTATTGCGTGTATGTGGTTCTCGGATCAGGTATGCCCAGGCACGGTATAGGCAGGACCTGTGGGGATGGAACAACCGACGTGCCGCACCCGGAAGGGACGATCGGTGAACACACCACGGCGTTGGCGTTACTTGCCAGCGGGTTGCAGGGTTCGGTGATGTCATAGGCATTAAACGGATCAGTTGTGCCAACATAAAACGGTGCTAGTGGAGTATCAATAATGTTGACGAGTGGGCTGTACCAGCCAGGGTCACCCGCCGTGAACGTTATTTCCGCGTCGCAGATAACCAGCCCACACTCGTCGCCCACATCAAACGTCGACTCGTGGGACTGGCTGACCACATTGGGGCCTTGCGTGACACCAACACGATGCAGGGACGTCAAATACTTCGGGATGTCTTCCGGTGTCAACGGGCAACAAGTAAGCATACAAAGCGTTTCAGAGGCGCAACCCACGCCGGAGGAACCGAAAGACTGAGCGACAGGTGAGCAGTCCGCTCCACGAAGGACACGAGCCAACCAGCCCATCGCATAACTCAAAGCGCAATCCGAAGCAGCAACGGCCTGAACAGTGATATTCAGCTGCCGTGAAGACCTGCGCCTGGAACCAACAATCGCCCCGTTACGTGTCAGTTCATCGACACGGCGCGTAGCTGTATCACCCAAGCCGTCCAAAGCACGAATATAAAACCCGGCGACCTGACCCGATTCTGGGATGTCAGCGTCATACCAAGGAGCATTATCGGCTTCCGGGGTGGTGTAAGGCTCATGCTCAAAAGCTGTGATCAGCGTTGGGCAGTCCTCGCACTGCGAACCGGGAATCCCCAAGCTTCGGGTGTAAGCGAACAGTCGCGCTTCGTTGACGATCTCCACGCCCGCATATGAGAGCCATCCTGTAAACATCTATACCCCTACCGATAGAAGCCGGCGGACGATGGCGTTAGCGGTAGCGGTCCCATCGCCACCGCCTTGAACCGTCACGTTAATAACAGGTGCGAAACTACGACTGTTGGCCACTGAAGAAG